TTACTGCTTACACTGTAAGAACGCCGCAAACTCCGCTCCCCAGAAGCTCATCCGTATTTCGCACAGCGAACCGTGCAACATCCAGATGATGAGGATTGCCGTCACGCAGAACGTGATGGCCGTAAGCGATTTTTGCGACATAGCACTTGCTCCTTTTCCGGAGAGGCGCTAACCTTTCACTTGTCAAGGTAATGCGGTTAGGGCCTCGGTTAAACAGAGATGTTTTCCGGGGCCTTTCCACATCTGGCCTTCGGGTATTCCCTCCGACCATCAGCCGAAAGGCACCCGCGCGTAATCTATCGCTTTTTTGTTACTCCGGCAATTCTGCCTGTTAATTCTGAGGTAAGGGCAAACTCATCTGATTGTTTCCTCTGTGTGAAGCTGGCAGATCATGCCAAGGGATACTCTCCGAAGAGTGAGCGCTGGAGGCGTGTTTCGATGTGAATTTATGGAAGGCTTCCAGTGTTGAGAAGCATACGCCGCATTCCAGGTTGTTACACTGGTAATATTTTTGCCGCACGGTATTCGAATCATTTTCAGGGCGACTTGTGCGGATACGGGCAGATGCGCCACAAAGCGGACAACGGAACATAGCGACCTCCCTTAACGTGGTGCTGTCGCTATTTTAAGTTGTCTTGACTCAAGCTCCAACTGCCAGACAGCTTTTGTCGAGAGGAGGATGTACATTTTTACTATAAAAAAGTGATTTTGCTTATGTCACATACAAATAAATGGAAAAACAGGCCATGCGCTCAATTGTAAGAAAAGCCACGATATGTACTAGGAACTGATGCTTTATGCTCGAAAGGCTTGCAATAGAACCCTCATTCATAAGGGGGGAGAAACGGAAAAACTGTATAGAATTTAAATATTGTGACACAAGTTGGTTTGTTTTGAATCCAGCAGTAAACTTATTAATGAATTGTTGGTATTGTGATTGCCTTACTAACGTAATAAGAAGGCAAAAAAATGGAAATTGAAATTAGTTACTGTAATAGCATTGACTTTGCTACTGTTTCTCTAGCCGAAAAAAAGTTGAATATTCGTTTTGCGCCGAATGGTACAGGGAAAAGCACTATTGCTCGGGCGATGCAGTTCAGTTTGCCTGGGCAGGAAGCTTGTTTGGCAGAATTACTTCCTTTTAAATTCAGGGCAAATAACCCCGATAATGTTGCGCCCTCTGTGACCGGAATGGAACAACTAGATAATATAATGTGTTTCAATGAGGAGTATGTTAGCCAGTTCACATTCCGTCAGGATGAGCTTGTAGCCAACAGTTTCGACATATTAATCAAAACTGACGCGTATATCAGAACAGAGAGTGAAATAGAATTAATTATTTCGACGATCCGTCAGGTGTTTACCGAGCATACACAACTGGAAACCCTATTGAGCGATCTCACTGTTTTATCCAGTGCATTTAAAGTCACTGCAGCATCTGCTCTTAGTAAAAGTACAAAGGGTATGAAAGCGCTTGCTGGAGGTAATAAACTTCTTCATATCCCTGCCGCACTTGAACCGTACAGAAACATGATAACTAGTAATAAAAGTGTGCAGTGGATTGCTTGGCAGACAAAAGGGCTAACAGAGTTTGGTGAACTTGCGGGTGAGTACTGTCCTTATTGCAGTAGTGAATCTACCGAACAACAACAACAACGAATTCAACAGGTTGGAGTAGAATATGACCAAGCTGTCATCAAAAATTTGATGGAGCTTGTTGATGTCATTCAGCGTTTAGGAATTTACCTTACTGACTCTGCCCGTGATCGTCTTAAAGAAATCACAACCCTTCCTAATGGTCTTGAGCAGCAGCATGAAACATATCTTATCACCCTTAAATCTCAAACAGATGATCTAATAGATAAACTTACCGTGCTTAAAACGCTTTCCGGATTTAGCTTCACAGAAGGAGACGATGTAGCTGCTAAACTCGCCTCTTACAAGTTGAATCTGGACTTCTTTACTGAACTTCAATCAGAAGAAACCACACGTATTGTTGATGCACTCAATACTTCTCTGACTGATCTAATTGCAAGCGCTGGACCACTTCAGGGTAAACTGAATCAGCAGCGGAATAAAGTACGCCAGCTCGTTATAAAGCACCAAAAAAATATCAATGATTTTCTATCCTATGCTGGTTATCGTTACCGTGTGCGGATAACAGACGATGCACAGCCACGACTACAACTCTATCATGTAGATCATACAGATGTCGTCACTGGTGGTAGCCAACATCTAAGTTACGGTGAAAGAAATGCGTTTGCCCTCGTGCTCTTCATGTATGAATGTCTTTCTAGAAAACCAAGTCTGATTATTTTGGATGATCCCATTTCCTCGTTCGATAAAAATAAGAAGTTTGCGATTCTTGAAATGCTTTTTCGTAGAGAGCCATCTGATTGTCTTAAGAGTAAAACAGTGCTGATGTTGACGCATGATGTTGAGCCAATCATCGATACTATTCGCGCTGTTAGGCAGCAATTTGATAATCAAGTTTCAGCAGCTTATCTCCGCTACAGTAATGGTGTTATTACAGAGCAACCAATTTCAAATTCGGATATCAAAACTTTTGCTCAAATCTGCACATCGGCTCTACAGTCTGTGAGTGACGATATTATTAAGTTGATATATCTTCGCCGTCATTACGAAATCCTTGATGATCTGGGGGATGCCTATCAAGTGCTTTCAAATCTTTTTCATAAGCGGGAATTTCTGGAGGATAGGCGCTTGGCGAAGATCGACGGGGAATATTCGTTAATGTCAGAAGTTAGTGAAAATTTAGGTTGTCACGAAATAATTAATCATATTCCAGATTTCAACTATAAGGTAGAGCTAGCAAAAATCACCTGCGAAAACTTTCTCACCACGCTTTATTTCAGTTGCAAAAGTAGCTACGAAAAATTGCAAGTTTTCAGGTTAATGGGTATTGAGCATACAAACTCTGTAATTCAGAAATTTATTAATGAAACCTATCATATCGAAAATGAGTTTATCTGCCAGCTGGATCCGGCTAGATTCGATCTCATTCCAGAATATGTCATAACTGAGTGTGATAATTTGTTACTATCAGCTTTTGCGGCAAATGACGATGTTGGTCGCGAGATTGCCTGACGAACCTCGTAGGTTCACAGATAAGAGCCACAGCCTCAAAATATTGCGTGCGTGGCTCTTATTGATAGTAATTGTTTATCTATAATAAACTCTGATAATAAGGTTCGGTAGAACATTAACTCTCTTGATATAACGTTAATATCACATCGATATCTAAATATTCAACATGTGTTTTTAGCACGATATAGATTGCTCAATCTACGCTACCTTATAATAAGGTAGCGCTTCTGTCATAGAAGTGATTGTCAAATTGGGGCTGCCTCTGTGCAGCAAGCGTTCCAGCTAATATCTTAGCTTATACATTTAAGTTGTTTACTCTGTTTCTGCTATCCACTCCGGGATTTTTGCTTCAAGCTCAAGCTGCGTGGTAAAGCCGCTGTTATCAATGGTGTGCTCGGCTTTCGCAATAATCCAGTCCTGATTATCAATCTCGCTTTTAAATCCTGTTACCGTGCCATGCATTTCGGGGTAGAGTTCTGCGCGTCCACGTGCCAGTGTGATGGAGAACGCTGCGGCTCCGCGTTGTAGCTGCTGCCACTTTGCCGCCGCTGCGCGTCTTGCTGCCTGCTCGTTTTGATAAGTCTTGCGTAACACAAACACATTGCCTTCCGCGCCTTCCATATAATCACCTTCACGGCTGCTACTTTTCTCCTTTTTGGGTTTTGGCGGTTTGCGGCGTTTCACGCTGACTTTTTTCTTTTTCCCGTAATTAAGATCAAGCCAGTAGGCGCGTACACCCGTATACGCCTCGCGGTCAGCAATGCGGAACTGATGGCGATCGCCGCTGTTGCGTGTGATGGCAAACGATGGCAACGGCTGACCCTGTGCGTTCACGCCACCACCGGGCATGATGAATAACAGATTACCGCTTTTTACCGTGGTGATTGCGCCCAGCATTTCCGCCATGCGCGTAAGGAAGGACATGTCGCTTTCTTCAGTCTGGTCGGCGTGGTCGATTTCGATATCCATCAGCATTTCGCTGATTTGCGGTTTCAGGCCGTACCGATGAGCGATGGCGGATACCACGCGTTCAACGGTCACATCATGCCAGGACACCTCACGTTTAACGTTAAATTCATCCCGAAAATCTGCGCTTCTGGCTGAAACAGTCAGCCTGTCCGGCGGTCCTTCGTGAGCGATTTCATCAACAATGTAAGTGCCTTTTTCTGTCAGCGGTTCTCCTTTCCAGCCAATGAGAACCGTCAGGCGCGCGCCCCGTGGCGGTAGCTGCAACTGACCATCCGCATCATCCAGCTTGATGGTGAGCTGGTCCGCTTCAAATCCCCGGTTGTCGGTCAGCGACAGGCTCATCAGGCGTTCTGCCACGCCGGACAGCGTTTTACCCTCTGCGAGAATATCAAAATCCGGCATTTTCACGGGGTCTGTGCCCTGACTGAGCAATTGCATGGTGGTATCGGTCATCTGTTCTCTCCCTGTGCGGCATGGTCGCATGTGCGTGCGGAGGGGGTTACTGCTTTTTGTTGTCGCCGGGTCGGGAGAACGGCGCAGGGGTGAGATTACGCGCGTGGTGGGTGATGATTGTTGCCGAATCATTTAACGGATACAAGGGGCTGAAGCTATGAGTGAAACTCGTTTTCATGGTGCCCGTGTTACGGAAAGTACCGACCTGGTAACAGCGATTAACGATGTTGATTCCAGCGTTATCGGTATCGTGGCAACGGCGGATGATGCGGACGCGAAGCTGTTCCCGCTGAACAAGCCCACACTGCTGACCCGCGTCAATGACGTGCTGGGAAAATGCGGGACAACGGGGACGCTTTATCGTGCGCTTAAGGCCATCGCAGACCAGGTGAGCACAAAGGTGATCGTCGTTCGCGTGGCTGAACACAAAGAAGAAGACGGAAAGACGCAGGATCAACTGGTTATCGGTGGTTCTGAGGATGACGGCAGCTATACGGGGATGTATGCGCTGCTTGTTGCAGAGCAGGATGAAAGCATCGGATACCGTCCGCGTATTCTGGCCGCGCCGGAGCTGGACACGGAGGCGGTAACAAAATCCCTGTGCGTGATTGCGGGTAAACTGCGCGCGTTTGTGTATGCCTCATGTCACGGCTGTAACACGATGGCTGAGGCGATTACCTACCGCCAGAAATTCAACGAACGTGAGGTGATGCTCTTATGGCCTGACTTCATCGCCTACAACCCGAAAAGTGGTAAAAACGAAACGTTCCCCGCGCCTGCTTATGCGTGCGGCCTTCGTGCGTATATTGACCATGAGCAGGGCTGGCACAAATCGCTGTCCAATGTTCCGGTTAAAAATGTCCTGGGCATGTCACAACATGTTTTCTGGTCGTTACAGGCCGAGGACAGTGACGCCAACAGCCTCAACAACAAGGAAATCACCACCATCATTCGCCGCAACGGGTTCCGCTTCTGGGGCAACCGCACACCGGAAACGAACGCCTACATCTTTGAGGTGTATACCCGAACCGCACAGGTGCTGGCTGATTCAATTGCGGAAGCGCAGTTTGAAACCATCGACAGTCCACTGACGCCTGCGAACGTGAAGGATGTTATCAGTGCCATCAGGGCAAAACTGGATTCGCTGGTTACTGCCGGGAAACTGATTGGTGCGGAGTGCTGGTATGACGTGGTGGATAACGGCACCACGAATTTACGTCAGGGACGTGTGCGTATTCGCTACAAATATACGCCCGTTCCGCCACTGGAAGACATGGAGCTTTACCAGACGTTTACTGATGAATTCTTTGGTCCCGCATTTGCGGTGCTGGGAGGTGCCTGATGGCTGTACCAAAACATCTTCGCTTTTTTACGTTGTTTGTGGATGGTGAAAACGAAGTGGGTAAAGTGACATCCGTCACGCCGCCCAAACTGACGCGCAAAACCGACAGCTATCGTGGTGGTGGCATGATGGGGGCGGTAAGTATTGATCTCGGTCTGGACGACTCCGCGCTTGATGCGAGTTTTGTTATGGGGGGAGCTGTTCGTGCGCTGTTCCTTAAATATGGCGGCACGATTGACGGCACGCTGCTGCGTTTTGCGGGTGAATACTACACCGATGCAGAAAGCGATCTGTATGAAATCGAGATGCGCGGACGTGTGACGGAAATTGATATGGGGGAAGCCAAACAGGGCGAAGCCACATCACACACTTACGCTGTCAAAAACACCTACTACAAGCTGAGCGTTAACGATCGCCCGCTGTGGGAAATCGACCTGTTGAACCACATCTACCGGAAGGACGGCAAGGACATTGTGCCTGACCGTATCCGTTCCGCGCTTGGGCTTGGCTGATAAGTAATATGCAGGCGGCGCAGTGCGTCGCCTCTGACTGAAAAGGAGACAACTGATGAAAGACATCGATACTGAAACCCGGAATAACACCGTGGCGGATGATGTGACGGCAGGTGAGGATATGGCTGTCGAACGTGGCGTAAAACTGACCCGACCAATTGAGCGTGGTGGCGAAAAAATCACGTATGTGGAGATCACCGGGGCTATTGAACAGGCTGGATCCCTGCGTGGTCTGTCGCTGTCTGATGTGCTGAATCTGAAAGCGGATACCATGTTCACGCTGTTGCCTCGCGTGACCTCGCCACGACTGGATGAAGTGATGATTAAAAAAATGTCGTCACGCGATTTTATTCAGTTGTGCGCTGTAGCTGTAAATTTTATGAGCGAGCCAGACTCTGGCGCGAAGAGCGTGCAGGAGACGGCAGCGTAATCACCCTGGTGTGCTTTGAGCACATCGAAGATCTGGTGGCAGATATCGCCGCCATTTTTAACTGGTCGCCCGCCGAAATCTTCATGATGACGCCCGGCGAAGTGGTTAGCTGGCGTGAGCGGGCGGCACTTCGCAGCGGGAATGCAGACAATGAAGACTCTTGATATCCGGGTCGCTTTCAGCGCCGTTGACAGGCTGACCCGGCCTGCCGAAAACGCCCGCCGCCTGATGGGGCAGTTTGGTGACTCCATCCAGCGAACGCAGGGGGCGATCAAAAATCTCGAGCGTCAGGCGCGTTCGTTTGAGCGCGCCCGTGACGCTGTCAGTAAAGCGGATGCGGGCATCGTGAAAGCACGACGCCAGCTTAACGCCCTTAATCAGTTACAACGCACGGGTACAGTGCTCAGCGAAAAACAACAAAAGCTGATGCAGCAGTTAAGCACCCGGCTTGAACGCCTGAATGAATCGCGCACACGGGAAATTCAGAAAATGCGGGAACTTGGCGGAGAGCTGAAACGCCACGGCATTTCCCTGACAGGCAGCGATAACACCATCCAGCAGGCCATCAGACGCACCGAACAGTACAACAACCAGCTTGAACGCGAACGGCAGGCGCTTGCGCGTGTAACGCGGGCGCGTGAGCGGTATTCGCGCGCGCAGGAAACCGCGGGAAAACTGAAAACAGGTGGTGCGCTGGCAATTGGTGCGGCAGCGGCGGGCGGCTATGCTGCCGGGCGTTTTTTGCAGCCCGCGATCGGGTTCGGCAAAGAGATGTCCCGCGTTCAGGCGCTGACGCGAATCGACCAGAACAGCCCGCAGTTTAAGGCGCTGCGTGAGCAGGCGTTAAAACTTGGCTCTGAAACGCAGTTCACCGCAGGCGATGCCGCCAGTGGGCAGGCATTTCTTGCAATGGCTGGCTTCACACCGCAGGCCATTCAGGCTGCGCTTCCCGGAGTGCTGAGCATGGCAACGGCTGGCGGTATGGATCTCGGCGAGACGGCAGATATTGGCTCAAATATCCTGACGCAGTTCGGCCTTTCTGCTGACCAGATGGACCGGGTCGGTGACACACTCACCGCAGCGTTTACCCGTACCAACACTGACCTTCGCGCACTGGGCGAAACCATGAAATATGCAGGTCCGGTGGCGGGTAAGCTGGGAATATCGCTGGAGCAGGCCGCAGCGATGGCTGGCGTGCTGGCGAATATGGGCATCAGAGGGAGTGATGCCGGGACGGCAATGCGTGCCAGCCTGGCTCGTCTGGCATCACCGCCAAAGGCGGCGGCAGAAGCTCTGAAAGAGCTGGGCGTGTCCGTCTCGGATGCCGGGGGCAAAATGCGCCCGATGGAGGATGTGCTGGCCGACCTTTATAAAGCCACCCGCAAATACGGGGAAGTTGACCGGGTATCGTTCTTTAAGGACATTGCCGGAGAAGAGGCTTTCACATCGTTTATGGCGCTCGTTGATGCAGCGGGTGACGGTTCCTTACCCAAACTGAGAAAAGAACTTGAAGGCGCGCGCGGTGAGGCTGAACGCACAGCAAAGGTTATGGCCAACAACCTTGACGGCGATCTGAAATCACTCGGCAGTGCATGGGAAGGGTTGCGCATCCGCATTGCAGATCTGATTGACGGTCCGCTGCGTTCTGTCACGCAGTGGCTCACGCGGGTGGTATCAAGGGTGACGGCGCTGGCGCAGGCCCATCCGGCACTGACGCGCCAGCTACTGATAGCAGGCGGTGCGTTGCTGGCAATGACTGCAACGGTTGGCTCGTTGTCGCTGGCTATTGGTATGCTTGCTGGTCCGCTGGCAAAACTGCGTCTTGGTTTTTCTCTCCTGACCGGATCAATGAATGCTGTCAGGGTCCTGCCAGCACTATGGGGAATGGTGACGGGTTCCGTTTCTTTACTGGGAGGCGCTATCGGGGCGCTGTTCAGTCCGGTTGGTCTTATCGTGGCTGCACTTGCCGGAGCTGCCGTTCTTATCTGGAAATACTGGGATCCCATCAGGGCATTTTTTGCCGGGGTGTTCAGCGGGATTATGGAAAGGCTGGCCCCGTTGCGCGAAACCTTTGAACGGTTTGGTCCTGTTTTTGACGCAATCGGAAGCGGGATCAGCCAGGTGTTTAACTGGTTTAAATCGCTGCTGTCACCGATGGAGTCCAGCAAGGAAACGCTGGATAAATGTACCAGTGCTGGCGAGATATTCGGTAACGTTCTTGGCGGTGCGTTACAACTTGTTCTGACGCCTGCAAAAATGCTACTGGATACGCTGGCGTGGATACTTGAAAAACTTGGCGTCCTTCCGGATGAAGCGGAAAGGGCGCGCAAGAAAATCGAAGACGCACAGCGTGCGGCCATTCTTCAGGACAAGGTTGCCTTGCTTCAGGGGGACCTGGCGAAAATCAATCCGCCGAAGCCTGTGGAAAATGGCAATGGCACCGGAGGTGATAAACCCAAAGACAACAAACCGCTCACAGACAGCAATACCGGTACGCTACGCAGACTCAGCAAAATTGCTGATAACACAGGTAAGCTGGTTGATGAGACGAAAAAACGCATTGGCCCCGGCGATATTGTCTTTAAGAACCTGCCCCGCGCACTTGCTGTTCGTGGGGAGTGGCAGGAGCGGAAGATTGCGCAGGTCAGTAAGCCTGCTTCCGCAATCAACATCACACCCGTGGTCCCGACTCCTCTGCCTCCGGCGCTGGTCCCTGTTGTTGCGGCCAGCTCCCGCCCGGTGGCGGAGGCCATACGATCGCCAGTGGCATCAGTTCCTGCAACTTCCCGTAACCGGGAGCCTGTTGTCTCCGGATTTGGCGGTGAAATTCATGTTCATCTGCATAACGTTGTTACGCAGAATCCCCGCGAACTGGCGAAACTGGTCGGTGAAATGGTCAGGGCAGAATTGGAACGACGCGACCGTGCCGGACGTGGCAGTTTTTACGATAAAGATTGAGGAGTCATGGCCATGATGATGATCTACGGCATGTTTGTTTTTGAGCTGCGCACATTGCCGCATCAGCAGTTACAGCAAAACAAAAGCTGGCGGCATGTGAAAAATGAACGCGTTAATCGTTCAGCAAGCTGGCAATATATCGGCGCAGGTGATGATCGCATCGTGCTTTCCGGCGTGCTTTATCCTGAAATTACAGGTGGCGAAGTGTCGCTTTCGTTGCTGACCACGCAGGCATATACAGGACGCCCCTGGCCTCTGATTGATGGTGTCGGGCAGATTTACGGCATGTATGTACTGACTGAAACGAATACGACCCGTTCCGAGTTTGATCGCTACGGTAAGGCGAAAAAGATAGAATTTTCACTGACTCTTGAACGCTGTGATGAGGATTTGCGGGAGCGCCTGCAATCCTCATCGTTCAGTGATATGCTGTCCGGCTTCAAAGATAAGGTCACATCATCCCTTAACAGCGCGGCCAGCTCCGTTAAAGGGCTGTTTTGATTAACGCAAAACCGCTAATGGTCAGATTAGCGGTTTTTATTTTCCTGAGTCTGCCTGGTTGTTTCTTCAGCCTGTATATCGCCTACAGGGTGATAACGATAAATCGTCGATATGCCGATGTCGTAAATGATCGCCAGTTGTTTCCTGTCATGACCGTTTTTAATCAGCCTCGCTATTTGCTCGTGTTGTTCTTTTGTCAACTTCGGGCGACGTCCGCCAATGCGTCCTTGTGCGCGTGCTGCTGCCAGCCCGGCCAGTGTACGCTCTACAATTAATTCACGTTCCATTTCGGCTAAAGCCCCCATGACGTGAAAAAAGAAACGCCCCATGGGTGTTGATGTGTCAATGCTGTCCGTCAGACTACGGAAATTAACACCTTTTTCCCGCAATTCCTCAATAAGCGTGATCAGGTGTTTCATACTTCTGCCCAGTCTGTCCAGCTTCCAGACAACCAGCGTATCTCCTTCTGATAGCGTTCTGAGCAGTTTTTTCAATCCCGGTCTGGCTGATTTCGTTCCGCTGATTTTATCTTCAAAAATCAGTTCACATCCTGCGCACTCCAGCGCGTTACGCTGCAATTCTGTATTCTGGTCATTTGTTGATACGCGGACATAGCCAATAAGCATGATGGATCCCCTGAATAAAAACCGGGGATGATGCCAGTTAGCCGTAATCTCTGCATTTTCTTAAACGTTGGTTTGGGAGAAGGTACTCCAGCTATTGGCGTTCCGTTCTTCTGGCCCTCCGCGGCAATGCCAAATACTGTAATCGACAGCTGGTCCAGTATGGTGTTTTTGAAGTTCAACGGGGCGAAATTTTCTGCCACTGATTACCCTGTGCTGGCGAAAGTGTTTCCTTCGCTGGTATTACCTGAAGCCCGCGGTGATTTCATTCGTATCTGGGATGACGGGCGAGGTGTAGACGGTGGTCGCGAATTATTAAGCTGGCAGGCAGCTACAAACTTTTCTCAGTTTGCCGGGAATATAGGCGATGGTGCGGGCCACGCAATTAATTTTCATGATGGTATCGCCGGAAATCAGCCAGGATTTTCACGATTTAATTTCACCAGTAACTCTGTGGGTGATGGTGTGAATTTTGTTGCCGTCAGACCGCGAAATATTGCATTTAACTTTCTGGTGAGGGCTAAATGATGACCCCAATTTTTGATGAAAATGGACTGGCTACAGTGCCGGGCGATATGCGTTGTTTTTATTATGATGCAGTAACGTATGAATATACGGGCTGGTCTGATGAATATATTAATACTGGTGTAAGTATGCCCGCCTGTTCCACTGGTATTGACCCGGGCGAAAACATTCCGGGAAAAGTGGCAGTATTTACGGGTAAGGGATGGAGCCATGAAGAAGACCATCGCAATGAGACTGTTTACTCAACAGAAAATGGTGCAGCTGTTACAGTGGATTATATCGGTGCCATCAAAGACGGTTATGTCACGCTTTCACCGTTAACGCCATACGATAAATGGGATGGTGAGAAATGGGTGACAGATTCTGAGGCACAACACGGTGCCGCAGTAGAAGCGGCAGAAGCACAGCGCCAGTCACTTATTGATGCAGCAATGGCTTCCATTAGTCTGATTCAGCTGAAATTACGGGCCGGGCGGAAACTGACGCAGGCAGAAACAACCCGGCTTAACGCTGTGCTGGATTACATTGACGCGGTGACGGCAACAGATACCAGCACCGCGCCGGATGTCATCTGGCCTGAACTGCCGGAGGAGTAGGCCATTCAATATCTGGCGCACTGGAAGTATCGACCAGCTCCAGTGCGTCCAGATAATCCAGCCACAAATTATATTGCGCCAGTTCCTCACCTTTCAGACGACCAATAGCCGCTTTACCAGCCCATTGTTTACTGTTCATATAATCGTTGGCCTGATTAATCAATTGCTGCTTTTTCAATTCGGCTGCAGCAATCTGTTCCTCATGTGTTGGTGGTGGAATTTCAGACCATGCAGGAAAACCATTTTCTCCAGCGATACGGATTTTTCCTTTCGGCGGTAATCCGGAAAACTCAATATACACTTGCTCATCAACTTCAACAGCATCATCTGGCCATGAGTCAGCTTGAGTGTAATCCTCTTTCATCTCCAGCGGATAGAAAGAGTTTGTAGTCGCGGAATATATGTAATTCATTTTTCACTCCATATAGTTAAAAGAAATTAACACCCTAATGCGAAAAATGAAGCACCGATACCGGGTACGCCTGCTCTGGAAATAAATTTCACTGGGTCCTGGTTATAACCGGCACAAGCTATATAGCCAACATTTGCACTGCCGGGAGTGTAATCCTGAGTCGCAAATACCCGCAGACATCTGTTCGGAAATGCAATCGGAAAATAGGTTGCTGTGTCCTGAGACGTCAGCGGAACATCAATTGGCCCCCATTGAATAATTAAACCGGATGGCAATTTTTGATATCCAGGAACTGTAGCAGAAAGCATAAAACTACCCATATCAGGTATCTGATTCGCACCTGTCCCTACATTCCTTTTAGCCGCTTCTCCCAAACCAAGGTAATCAAGAACTCCCTGAGTGCTGGTTTTACTAAGAATGGCACGTCCAACACTTGTCAACGCGGTTAACGCGGCACGATCTGCCCCTGTAAAATATGGGAGTTTATCTGCTGATGTAGCAAGCTCCGCCAGCGCCGTCAGGGTGGCATCCTTCGGTTGCTTACCCGCAAGCGCGTTAGTCATGGTGGTCGCAAAATTCGGGTCATTGCCCAGCGCCGCAGCCAGTTCGTTCAGCGTGTTCAGTGCATCAGGTGACGAATCTACAAGTGCGGCAATCGCGGCCATAACGAAAGCCGTGCTTGCGATCTGGGTACTATTAGTCCCCTGTGGTGCTGTTGGTGTTGTTGGCGTTCCGGTCAGTGCCGGGCTGTTTAATGGTGCTTTCTTGCTCGTTTCATCCATTACCGCCTTAACAGCTTTTGGTGTCGCTGCCAGCGTTTCAGACGTGCTGTTTGTGGCGCTACTGAGCTGAACAATCCCTTTTTGTGTTGTGGTGGCGTTCTGGGCGGTATATTTCCCGTTAGCCAGGTCATATGCAGTCTTAACCGCTTTCGGTGTTGCGGCCAGTGTTTCTGATTCACTGTTAATTGCGCTGCTTAACTGAGTAAAACCTTTTACAGTCAGCGAGGCGTCCGGGTGACGTCGTGACTGCTCGTGCTCTGAGATTTTGTCATCCACATATTTGCGGGTTGCCAGAACCACAGACGGGTCGATTTTCAGCGTGATGGCTTCGGTGTTCGTGACAACCAGAATCATGCGGATAGTCTGGGTGCGTCCACTGCCTTCCTGCAACTGCGGTTTGTACGTTTCCGGGCAGTTTGCCACCGCAATGAGTACGCCTTCATCATCATAAAGACCAATCTCACGGATCCAGAATCCGCCCTCGTTCTCAGGGATGATTTGCTCCGCGATAATCTGGTTCTGGTTGTTCGGGTCAATACTCAGAAGATTCAGCGGTGCAATGCGTTTCTGGTTAATCAGTTTTGTTTGTGCAGGGTCTGGTGTTGGTAACACACCATTTGCATCACCAACGGCCATTTGCGTCAGATTCAGCTTACTGCCGAGCATCGTCGCGTTAGCCAGTCGTGCCGCGCCCTGATTAGTCAGAATGGCGTAGTATTTCACTGTCATGCGTTTACTCTCAGATTATCAATTAAATGAATGGCCGGGGCAGGGAAATAATCCCCTTCGACAATAATGGACTCCGGGGTGTAGGGATAAACCGTCAGGGCATCGCCGTGATAGCATCCCGTACCAACGAAAATCTTTCCGTTCACACTCAGGCTGATCGCCAGCCCCGTCAGATGGCGACTTACTGGTTTTGCATCCGCAATAAGGCGCTCAAGTTCCTGATACATTTCATCGGTGATGCCCTGATCAAGTACTCCGACAACAATGCGAAATGTTCCCGGCTCCTCGTTGAGTTGCCACCACTCCTTTACTTCAATCAGGTAGCCGAGAGGCTCCACGGCTCTTCGCAGTGCGCTGATGGTCCCTTTGTGTCGGTGTATCAGCCATGCATCACGAATCACCTGTCGCTTTGTCTCTTCCGGCCAGTTGCGATCCCAGCGGTCAACGGAAAACGCCCAGGCGAGATAAGGCAGCAGATGCACCGGGCAGGTGTCCGGCGACCACAGCGTGTTGAGGTCTACCGGAATGTCTGTAATGCGTGTTCCGACGGCTTCGGCACAACGCATGAAATTGCTGGCTGATGGTGGTAACAACGAATTACTCATTGCGTCCACCTTCGCTGATGGTGAATGACTCACAGCGCGCCGCCTGTATGTCGCTGATGGCCATATTCTGTGTGGGTTCGATTATCTCCACGCGTTGCACACCGTGCACATGCAGTGCGGCAGCAATGGCGGACAACGCCACGTCCTGACCGATAAGCCCCTGTTCAGCCAGCCACTTCCTGAATGACGATTCCGCCGCGGCCAGAATAGGTTCGGATTCCGGGCCGGGGTAAAAGTACAGTTTTGCATTCAGCCGCCATGTCACGATTCTGGCGCTCTGTACAGTAAGGCGGTCGGCCACCGGGCGGGTATCCTCTGCATTCAGAACGGCGCGAACGGTATTAAGCAACGCCTCCGTTGCTGTGCCGTCGCCTTCAGTGGACAGAATGGAAACCGTCACACAGGCCGGAGACGGGCTGATGGCCCGCGCATCACGCACCAGACCGCTGGCGCTGCGTGCAAAATACTCGTATGCGCCTGACGGGCCTGCAACACTCAGGCCGTCATACGCCCGCTGCGCCCGCAGTCTCAGCGAGGTGTCGCTCTCCATCACCGCGTCGGTGGTATCCGTTGCCGGAGTGATGGTCAGGCGCTTTGTGTTCATATTGCCCGCGAGGTTGTCCAGGTCTGTCCCGGCGCTGTGGCTTAACATGCAGGCGCGTGCCCCCTCATTGACCCGCTGGCGTAACAGCATTTCACGAAACGCTGTTGTCTGGGCGATAACGTTCAGGGGTTCCGATTCCAGCTCCAGCGCGGCGGAGACGGCTTCACGCTGTTCGGCGGGATAAGCCGCAATCATCATGGCCTTTGTGTCAGCCAGAATTGCCTCAAAGTCAGGCTCCGCGATGATGGCGGGTTCCGGTAACTGGGAAAGATCAACGGCGGGCATGATTTACTCCCTCAGCGTGATGGTTAACTCAACATTCTGCATGGTCTGCATGACAGTGCCCGACAGCGTCACCCCGGCGCGGCCTCCCGCTTTCCAGACAACGTCGATGGCATCCAGGGCAATGCGGGGTTCCCATCGTGTCAGCGCAATCACGGCAGCACTCATGCATTGCAGACGCGTGGTGTTATTCATGGGTTCGTCAATCAAATCAGGCACAAGGCTGCCATATTCCCGTCGCATAACCCGGCTTGCCAGCGGGGTGGTCAGGATATCCCTGACTGACTGTTTCAGGTGCTCCATATCGTTCAGGTTTCCCGTCCCGTCCGGATTCATTCCTGTGTAGCGGGTTGTCACTGCGGGCCTCCTGTCGAATCGCTGCCGCCTTTCACGCCACCGTGTTTATGCGTATGCACGGTAATGCCGTTTGAGGTGAAGTTGCCGCCGCTGTGCGTGATATTGCCGCTCATCTTTCCTCCTTTTGTGACGTCAAGCGTCGCTGTTCTCAGAAGGTCTGTGCATTCCACGACAGGTGTGTCCAGTGTCACACTGACGGATGCCTGCAGGGTGGCCGTTTTCATGCCGCTGGCGCTCAGTGCGCCTGCGTCCGCGTCGTAGCGGAACACCGCGCCATCCGGCGCGCTGACCACGATTTCTTTCAGGCTTTTGCCGGGTGCCGGAATGGCATCACTCCACAGACTGCCAATTATCATGGCGGTTTCCGGGTTGCCGCCGATGCAGGCAATTACCACCTGTTCGCCGGGTGATGGCGGCAACCACACATTGAAGGCACCCGCGCGCGTGGTGTTCCAGCGCAGCCAGCCTGTTTCCAGTTCGCCGCTGCGAACGCGCACGCACCAGGATTCCTCATCAACTTCAGAGATGATCCCGGTACGGATGATGTTGCTCAGCAGTCGCATGAGTTCAGCGCTCACCGTACAGCCTCCGCAATCCGGCCCAGCACCGTGTTATAAATCAGGCGCTCATCTGCCTGGCTGATACCCAACAGCTCACGTACCGGGTAATCGGTGAAAATGCCCGGCGCAACCTGATCGCGCTCACCGAACTGATGAACGCGGGCAATACGTGCGGCCACGCCGCTGTAACCCACCGTCACACCGGAAGCATCTGCACGGGCTTTCAGGTAGCGGGCGGTGCGCAGTTTCACGAACATGGGGACGCGCTTTGTGCTGTCCTGGTTGATGCGCCGGGTGCGTATTTCCAGAAAACGGTCGATGTCATCCCGGTAAAACGTGCGGATATTGTTTTTATCCTCATCCCACCCGGTAATGGTTCGCCCGTATTTCCCCGTGTCGTGATGCCAGTTTTTCAGCGTGCGTGCTTCGTTATTCCAGATAAAGCGAATGCGCTCCTGTATCCGGGTTACGCGGCGTCTGCGTGGTGTCCATGCAGTCCCGTCCGGCGCTTTCTGTGACCGGATACGTGCCTGCTGGGCGCGACGTAAATCCTGTGCCAGCTTTCTGGCGATGTTATTGATGGCCTGCTGATTCAGGCTGTCGCGGATAGCCTCAAAGGTTTCATCCACGCGGGTGAATGCCTTATCCATCGCTTTCACCCCACGTCACATCCTGGAATACATGCGACCAGTCGCCTTCGGAAGATGGCAGGCGGGGTTTTGGCTCCGGCAGGTGTTCTGCCTGCGGTGTGCCCTGACTGCTGCGCGTGATGCGAACGCGTTCCCGCAGGGGAAGCGTAAACAGGAGATCGGCGCTGTCATCGTCATTGATAACGGCGGAGAATTTGATGTCCTGATTACGCTCAGGGTTGAGCAACAACTGTGGCTGATTTTCGGATAACCACGCCAGCAGCGGCAGCGTGAGGTCGTCCAGCTCCCCGGCGTAATCCATGACAAACATCACCATCTGATAGCGGTAAACAAACGAGGGAGTTTCTCCGGTCGTTTCAATGTTGCCGCTCTCCACGAAAATGGTGAATTTTTCCGGGTTGGCCTGACACCATCGGCATGAACGGGTCATGGCTTCACGCAGGGAATCAGTTTTCAGCATGGTTGTTGTCCTCGTTGTTCAGTCGTTGCAGCCTGCGCTGTTCCAGTAATTCAATGGCCCGTTTATCCGCGTTACAGGTTTCCAGTGCATCCAGAAGGCGGTCGCCCCATATACCGAGATTTCCCCATGTGGGAGTGTCAGGGACGGGGGGAGGCGTTATCGGTATGGTCAGCGTCTGCGGTATAAGCCGGACTGACGGCGCTGGCCGTGGCGCGTTCAGCGTGCCTGCGCAACCTGTCAGTAAAACGAGCATCAGGCAAAGCGTGGGCGCATTCATCTTTTGCAATATCGTTGCGTAGCTGTTCACGTCTGGCTTCTCCGTCCTGATTGCGTTGCTGATTTTCCACGCGGAGTTGTGCCAGCACCTGCTGCATATCCTGTACCCCGGCGCTGATGATATTCAGGGTGTCGACGGTACTTTTCAGGGTGCTGGCCTGCGCTTCGTTTCTGGCGTTCTCCCGGCCCAGCGACCACGACAGACGCATGGATGTTCCCCATGCGGCAATCAGAAGGAAAGCGACGCCCAGCGTGGGCCAGAGCTTCATGCCGGATAGGCTCCGTGTGGTAACTGAAAATGCGGTCCGTCTTTCAGGGTCTTCCAGTCGCCGCCCCATTCCACCGGAATATTCAGTTCCCGGCTGGCCTGTCTGAATGCTGCTGCGATTTTTTCGTACAGCGGCCATTCCCATGACACCTGGCTGCCGATATAAGCCACAACATCCACGGCATGCCCCGTAAGGTGGCGGCTGTTCATGGTCTGGCTCTTACCTGTGGCCACAAGTTGCTTCTGGCGGTAACGGCTGCGCAACCCTTCGGTGATACCAAAATCCACTTCCGAGATTTCCAGTGCCCGTCGGGTCACTTTCACCAGATCAGGATTTACGCCCTGCAAATTCTTTTCGCTCCGGCTGCTGAATTTAAATGTGTTGCTCATTCGTCTTTCTCCTTCACCCTGCGATTAAAGGCCGCAATAACCTTGTCGCGTGCTTTCTCTGCCCCCATAAAACCGATTGATGCGCCGATAAACGTCACGGCATCTTCAGGAAAACCGAAGAAGCGCAACGACCCGGCCACGGCCATGGCAAGAACGCCGCACGCCAGCGATCCCGTTACGGTCTGAACCAGTGTTCGTCCGTCATAAAGACTCATCAGCGCGGAAATGCTGACCGCCGCGCCTACTGCATACACCGTTGGCAGGTGGTCAAAGAGCCACGCAATAACCTGCTCTGTGATCCCTGTTTGAATGGTGCTCACTGCTACTCCCCCCACAACTGAATCATTTCTCGTTTCTTCTTCTCCGGCTCCGGCATCTCCACTTCCTGCCCGGCGTCCAGAAATACCTGCTGACAGAGTCCGGGGTTGGCATCCAGCACCTTTTCGGTGACGCCCTGCGTCGTGCCGTAGTACCGGAAACAGAGCGAATCCACGGTGTCGCCTTCCAGTGCCTTCACTTTCATCAGCACAACTCCGCAAAGATTCGCGGGCGGCACAGAATGTCAGAGATGGCCCAGCTCACATCGCGCCACAAATCCGATGTCTGTATATCCAGTGCGTCCGCCCGGCGGTCGCCCTTGTCCGTTGTGTCCGCATCGCGGTAACGCTCCAGAATCAGGGCGCGTGTGGCGGTGTAAACCGCATTGCGCCAGTGCCAGAGATTGACGCTTTCTCCGTTAATTACGGGTGCCGGAACATCGGCCAGCGTCTGATGGCCAGCCGCCTGCTGTTCCTGCTGCCACGCTTCCAGCTCGCGGGTAACGTGTGCCACGGCCCCGGTGGCGGTATGCAGCAGGCGGGAGGTGGTCACACGGCCCGGCAGTCGTACCGCCAGACGCAGCTCACGCAGCACAATATCCGGCCAGAATGCACCTGCTGAAATACGGGTATCACCATCATCGGTATCGGTGATGTCGTCCTCTGCGGGTCCGGGGTTGGTTCTGGCAACCATACTCATGGGGTTCACTCCTGAAAAAATCGGGCGGTGGGTGCGCGGTGTAAACGGTCACGGAGTCAAACCGGAACACCGCGCACGCCGCCCGCTGACGGGGTCAGTCGTTAACCGCGCTTCGCCTTCTGCGTCGCGGTGGTTTTTCGTGTTGCAGGCTTCCGCGTTGTCTTTTTACTTTTGCTGCTTTCGTCCTGCGCCTGCGGTGTGCTGGCATCTTCTGGTGCGGCTGCGGAATCGGCTTTTTTCAGGGCGCGGGAAAGGGTTGCAATCTCGCGTTTCACACCTGCGTTCGGGTTCAGGTGCATCGCTTCGCGCAGCAGCTTCAGTGATGAGGCCATGCTGTCCGCATCGGTCAGGCCACGGCGGGCAAAGGCGCACGCTTTGCATAATTTGGCGCGCACTTCGTCCGGCATGTCCTGGTCGGTGACAATCTCCCGGAGGGTGTCCAGTGGTTCGATAAAGGCGGACAAATCCGCGTCGGCATCCGTCCCGGCCTGCGTCAGTACCGGATTACAGATTTCTTCGGTCAGTACCGTGGCAGCAGTACGTCCAAAGTTATCCGGCATGATGAGGTTGTGACGGACCACATATGCACCAATACGCAGCGCCAGCGGAAGATCGCCGCAGTCAATCGCCCACACCATCAGCGTGGCAATCACTTCATCCTGCTGCCCGCCGTCAGCCTCCAGCGTTCCCTCAATCCAGCCGGAAAAGTCCGGCAATAACTCTTTTTTGATGGCGGCTTTCGCGCTTCTGGCCTGTACGCCCTTAAGCCGGGCCTGTGCCAGACGCAGACGATACAGCACCTCTTCATGCGCGGTACGCGCGGCGTGGTCCACGCCTTCATTCGCCCGGCCTGCGCGCTGTGCCATCACGTTCTGCCAGTGTTGCTGTGCAGGAGTAATCATTTTTTCTCTCCGTTACAGGCGGGCATGATGCCCGCCGTGAGGTGATTAGCTGTCGGCGAACTTCAGGCCAGTGACCATCGCGCACTTGCCATAGTCTTCAACGACATAAGCGTCATTGATGGACTGGTAGGTGGCGATGCGGTTGTATTCCGGCTCGTCTTTCATCAGGCGACGCATTGTTCCTTTCTGCCAGTAAATTGACAGGTTGTTGAACGAGGTGATCAGCATCGTTGCATCCGGGAAGAACGGCGCAAGGAATACATCCAGCCCGCCAATGGCGCGCGATGACAGGATGAGCTGTCCGGCAAGTAATTCCGCATTGGGATTCTGGCCGCTGATGCTGTTCAGCACGGGCAGACGCAGCGAGTTAAACAGGTTGCGCCCCATAATCACCACGAGGTCGTCAGCTTCCTTGTGCCATTCATCCAGCAGGGATGAGCGCGCGTCCTGTACCAGTGCATCAGCGTTCGCATATTTACCCGCGTGCGCCACGGTGTTGTCCATGTTGCGGGAGGTCAGCGTTACATCATTCATAACGCGCTCGCTGGCGTCGGTTCTGATGTGCTCCAGCCATCCCACGTTAACGTCCTGAAGCAGCTTGTTAGTGCTGAAGTTGGACTCATCCGCGTGAGACGTGCCGTTGAAACCGATCATGATGCGGTCAAGCGCCACCTGCCGGGCAATCTGTGTGCTGACGCGGGACTGAAAATCAGGGTGTGCCGCCCAGGCATCAAGCTGCGGATACGAAATAAACGTGTCGTAGTTCACCTGTTCGCACTGGTATTTGCGGTTTTTCAGATCAACCACGTTATTCGGGTTACGGCGTTTTGTGCCGTCATAACTGGTATTCGTGCGCGCAATCGGCCCGGTGGTGTCCAGGAGGATTTTTTCGCCTTTCTGGTCAGTCACACCGAACACGTTAATTTTTTTTGTAAATTCAGTGCTCTCCTTTACTGCGTTTTCAAAACGCTGCTGCACCGAGGGTTCCACGGTAAATCGCGATACCAGTGCAGATACCGGGATATTGTTAAGCGACGCCTGCTGCGCCATATAGCAACCCAGCTTGTTGCGGGTAATATCTGACATCACCAGATTCATAAAAATTTGCTCCTTTGTCTTATCAGAAGTCAGCCAGCTGGTCGGAGGCTGCGCCCGTTGCGGTGAAGCGGTTCTGCGGATCGCCGTCCTGCGTGCGCAGTTTTTCCTTCAGTGCTGTCAGCTCTGTGGTCAGTGACGTGATTTTCTGGCGGTCCTGCTGATGGCGGGTTTCCAGCACATTAAAACGGTCGATAATGTCGGCCTGTGACGTTGCGACGCCTTCCACCGCTTCCTGAATACGGGAGAAACTGGCGTCATCCGCTTTGCGGCCACGACCAATAATCCCCATTACGCGGTTAAACCACTGGGTGCCTTCTTCCTGGCGTTGTTCTGCCATTTCGATGATTTCAGACTCGATGGCTTCGGAAATGAGCGGTGCTTCACCCTGGACACTGTTGAACGTCATCACCGCCTGACGTTGCTGTGCCGTGAATTTCAGGCGCTCAGTGCCCAGGCTTGCCGGGGTGTCGGTCATCGCCAGCCCGACCAGATAGGCGCGCCCGTTAACGGAGAACTGCGGGTGCAGTTCGATACTGGAATAGATTTTCTTGCCGTCCGCGACAAGCTGCTTCATGCGCTCGGTCGGTTCGATTTCTGCATACAGCGCAGTACGTCCGGCCAGCGGACCTTCCGTAATGTCTTCCGTACTCAGTGCGGTGACATCGCCCATTGCGGAAAATTCGCTTGACGGGCATGGCGAGAGATAGTGCTCAACGTTCACGCGGGCAGCGTAAACATCCGGGTTGAAGTTCTCGGCGGCTTCACGCAGATGCACCGGACTGATTTCACGGCCATCAACAGTTGATCCGGAGACAGCCACGCGAAACTTTTTGCGGGATGTCTTTTTTTCATTAGCCATAGTTTTTGCCCCTCTGACTGGTTCTTCAGTCATGATGGCAAAGCGTAACAGGCTGATACAAAGGGCTTTTGTTGTAAGAAAACGGCCAGAACAGGGGGTTAAGGAGAACGGTTTCGCGCGCGGGTAATCTTCCTGTAATTACTCAGGGGGAGCAATGATTCAGGACGCTTTTGTGCGCCAGCGTGCGCGGCAACTTTACTGGCAGGGTTATCCGCCCGCAGAAATATCACGTCTGATGGGAATAAACCCGAACACGATTTATGCGTGGAAAAAACGCGACCAGTGGGATGAAACGCCACCCGTGCAGCGTGTCACGCAGTCCATCGATGCGCGCCTCATCCAGCTTACTGAAAAACAGAATAAAACAGGTGGTGACTTTAAGGAAATAGACCTGCTGACCCGGCAGCTTAAAAAACTGCATGATGGCCAGCCGGATGCGACGGCCACAGGAAAGAAAGGCCGGGCGAAAAAACTTAAAAATCATTTCACGCCGGAGCAGATTGCCGCACTGCGGGAAAAAATCATCAGCAGGCTGGAGTGGCATCAGCGGGGCTGGTTTGACTCCCTGACCCTTTGCAGTGAAGCCGGGATACGTAACAGGATGATCCTGAAATCCCGACAGATTGGGGCGACCTGGTATTTTGCACAGGAAGCACTGCTGATGGCGCTGCGTGACGATGTGGCACAACCTTACCAGCGTAACCAGATTTTTTTGTCTGCGTCGCGTCGTCAGGCGTTCCAGTTTAAAAGCATTATTCAGAAGGCCGCGGCTGAAGTTGATGTGGAGCTGAAAGGGGGCGATAAAATCATCCTCTCCAACGGCGCAGAACTGCATTTTCTCGGTACTTCTGCTGCGACGGCACAGTCCTACACAGGCAATTTTTATTTTGATGAATTTTTCTGGGTCAGTCGCTTTGCTGAACTGCGCAAGGTGGCTGGCGCTATGGCAACCCTCAGCGGGCTGCGACGCACCTACTTCTCCACGCCATCCACCGAAACGCACGAGGCATACGTCTATTGGAACGGCGACCGCTGGAACGAGAAAAAGGCCGCGCATAAACGCCAGCGTTTTTCTGTGGACTGGAAAACGCTGCATAACGGGCTTATCTGCCCCGACCGGACGTGGCGGCAAATTGTCACGCTGGAAGATGTGGTTAATCACGGCTGGAAACACACCGATATTGATGAAATTCGTGATGAAAACACCGAAGACGAGTTCCGCAATCTCTATATGTGTGAGTTTGTCCGCGAAGGGGAATCGGCATTTAACCTGAATATCCTGATTGGCTGCGGTGTTGATGGATACGACGACTGGAAAGACTGGAAACCTTTTGCTCCCCGCCCGATGGGGAATCGTCCGGTATGGATTGGGTATGACGCAAACGGCAGCAGTGGAAACGGCGACAGCGGCGCTGTGTCCGTGGTGGTTCCTCCGGCTGTTCCTGGTGGCCGTTTTCGAACGGTGGAGACGCGACGCGTTCAGGGGCTGGAGTTTGAAGAACAGGCCAGAGTCATTGAAGAGTTCACGTGTCGCTACAACGTGGAACACATCGGCATTGATGCGACTGGCGGGCACGGGGATGCCGTTTATCAGATAGTGAAACGGTTTTTCCCTGCTGCTATTCCGTACACCTTCACGCTGTCATCAAAACGGTCGCTGGTACTGAAAATGCTGCAAATAATGCGTGCCGGGCGGTGGGAATACGATCGCGCCGAACGCGAGCTGGTCGCGGCCTTTAACGCCGTGCGTAAGGTGAAAACACCGGGCGGCTTTATCACTTACGAAACGGACCGAGCGAGGGGGATCAGCCACGGCGACCTTGCGTGGGCAACCATGCTTGCTGTCATTAATGAACCGATTGGCGGCGAAGGAGAAAACGAGCGTTTCACGGTTATGGAGTTCTGATGAGCAGAAAAAATAAAAAAGTGCGCATGAGTTCACGCATTGATCTCGCTGATGCGCTCAGGAAAGAATCATCGCTCAGTGCATTCACATTTGATGGTCCTTATCGCCTGACCGGGCATGACCTGCTGGACAATATGTACTGTGCTGATAACGGGCGGTGGTATGAAACCCCGGTGGACTGGTACGGTCTGGCAAGAGCTGCCCGGCAAACGTCCTGGCATCAGTCTGCGCTTTACTTTAAGCGCAATGTATTGCTCGGCTGCTATATTCCGCACCCGCTGCTTTCCCGGCAGGATTTCTCGGCGCTGGCGCTGGACTGGTTTGTGTTCGGTAACGCATTCCTTGAGCTTCGGAGCAATATGCTCGGCGAACCGCTTAAATTACGGCACGCCCTGGCGAAATACATGCGACGCGGAAGCGATCTTGAATCATGGTGGTATGTGCAGGATGGCAAGGATGCGTTTCAGTTTCGTCCTGGCAAAGTGTGCCACCTGATGAATCCGGATATTAACCAGGAAATCTACGGCATGCCGGAATATCTTGGCGCATTACTCTCGGCCAGCCTTTCTCATTCGGCGGACATGTTCAGAAAACTGTACTACGACAACGGATCCCACGCCGGGTGCATCATCTACATCGGTGCAGCGCAGGTAAACCGCGAAAGCATGGACTCCCTGAAAGAAACGCTACAGGGGGCACGTGGTGGTGGTGCGTTTAAAAACGTGCTCATTCATGCGCCCAACGGGGGCAAAGAGGGGGTGCAAATTTTGCCGTTCCAGCAGATCACCGCAAAGGATGAGTTCATGAATGTTAAGGCGGCATCCCGTGATGATGTGCTGGCTGCGCACCGCGTTCCGCCGCAACTGATGGGGGCGATGCCGGGCGAAAAAAGTGCGTTTGGTGATGTGGAGAAGGCCGCGCGGGTTTACGCAATTAACGAGCTGATGCCCGTCATGGAGGCCATGAAGCACATCAATGACTGGCTTGGCGAAGAGGTGATCCGCTTTAACCCTTACGCACTGTTAGATACCCAGCCCACATCCTGACGCGCTTCGCTTGTCTGCTGCTTCGCCGGGGCATAAAAAATTTATGCCCCGACTCTCCAGCTCCTGTATCAGTCAGATAATTTCACGACGCTTTCCTGCTTATTGCCATCATCGACGGTCAGATTCTTACGCAATCCCACTGCGCTGACTGCATGTTCTCGCCGCCTCAGTGCGATTTTGACGGCCTTACCTTTCACCCCATCAAACCAGAATCCCTCACGTATTTTTCACGCTCAGCGTGAGAAATACGGCCATTCTGTCGTGTCGCTGCGACATCGTTAAGGGAACGCTATTTACCCCCTGAAACGCGGGCTGTTCCCCCGTCACCTGCGCGCAGAAAAAGCGCGTTTTTTTGTGCACGCACGGATCCCTGACGGATCCAGCCGCCACGCGGGCCAGAAGGGCAAAAATTCGTTCAAAAAAATTGTGCAAATTTGTGCACTATTGTGCGCTAAATCGAATCCCTGTATTGCTTACCAGCTCATTACATGTAAACTCAACAGGTAGCAATATTTACTTCCAAAAGGTGGAACAAAATGGCTTTTACAAAAATCAGAATCGATAATCTGTTTTGCTTTGAAAATAGCATCCTTGACTTAAGCTTCTCCAGACCCCCGATCAACAGCTCACTGGAAGGTGAGTACATTGATGGATTTGAAAAGTTCTACTTCAAAAAGGTTTGCATCGTTTCTGGTGCTAATGCATCTGGTAAAACATCTCTTGGTCGCGTGATGCTTTCTGTGTTGCGTTTTCTCAGTAGTGGTGTTTTCAATCCAGAACCGTTAAAAATTACTGACAAAAGAAAACCTGCATATATAGAGGTTGACTTTTTCCAGAGTCATTTAAAATGTTTGTTTAGGGCAGGTGTCTGGCTTAGGGCTATGGATGAGTCTGTTGTTGTAGAAAAAATTGCAATGGCATCTGTTGATTTAAGAAGCTCGGAATCATGCGCAAAGACGACCAAAAGACTGGATGCTGTGTGGGATGCGCAAAAGTTTGAATTAAATGGTCAAAATAGATTTTTTTCAACCGAAAACGCTAACTCAAAAGAATTTTCCCAATATTTAGAGGATTTGGACTTTGTTCTTGGTTGGCATTTCATTCTATCTGAAAACCAAGAGAACACGGATAAAATATCACGAATTAAGAAGAATGTGCTTAATAGCATATTAAAAACCTTTGACAATACTGTTAAATCTGTCTCAGGACTCACTCTTAAAGATGATGAGGGAAAGGAGGATTTGCAGGGTTATTCAGTAGTCTTCAATAATGGAGATAGAGTTATTATTGATATGGAAGGTGATATAACAAATAAAGATAGACTGTCTCGTGGTACTTATGAGGCAGTAAAAATATCCCATCTCCTGTCAGGAGTGCTTGAAGATAAAATAGAAGAGCGAGAGTTCAATTTCCCTTGCAGTGGGGTGTACTTTTTGGATGAGAAAATGGCCTTCACTCATACTGAATTAGAAAAAATGATGGTCACGCTGATTATATCTAAGCTTTGCAGATATGGTCAATTTATATACACCACACATAATTATGATATCTTGAGCTTAGATCTGCCTACGCATTCATATACTTTTACTAAAAAAGTAGATGGTGTAACCACTTTTGTTGAAGCTACCACACATCATAAAAAGAATGATCGCAATCTTTTAAATAAAGTAAAAAATGACTGTTTTGCAACAATACCTGACGTTTCATTAATCGAAGAGATGCTATTTGAGGATTGATTATGGCAGTTAAGAAATTTGCTATTATTCTTGTTGAGGGAGATACGGAAAAAGCATTGTTTCAGGATTTCAAAACATTGCTAGGCTATCCTATTAAGAAAATAGTAATTGCTAATTTATGGAATGTTAATATAAATAAATACATGCCAGCATTAACCGAAAATAGCGAAATCATAGTGGTTTTTGATACGGATAGGATTGAGAATCTTGATAGATTTAAGAATAATCTCAATCTATTAAAGGCGAAAAAACACACAATCCACCTATTTCAACAAACAAGCAATTTTGAGGATGAGCTTGCCAATGCTTGTGGTGTAAGTAATAGAAAGTTGTATTCTTGTTTTTGCCCAAAGATCATCTCTGCAGATAACTTCAAGAATGAATTCATTGCGCTGCGCAACAGGATGATGAAATTAGATGGACTTGGACTAAATAAAACGTTGCTTTGGAGTAGAGGGATTATCCCCCAATTGAGAGATTATAATTTTCATGTTTCCTCTCATGATGATTATTTTTTATAAAAATAATAGTCCTCATTAAGATAAACATATTTTAAGACACAAGACCGCCAGCTAGGCGGCCTTATATCTTTGACGTTCGACTCCTTATTTGTTGATTGTTTTCAGAACTGGAAACCTCCCGTGCAAAGTTCTAATCGGGAAATAACGCCCGGATATTTCCGGCCATCTGACTGGTTATCTGTGCGGTGGGGGCTGTCTGTAACATGTGGCGTTCTGCCCTGGTTTGTGTCACTGATAACGCCTCATCGTCAGCCCATGCAGCCAGTCGGTAAGCCTCTGCCGGATTCATTTTCAGAAGTGCCAGCCCGGCCAGAAAAGCCACGCGTTGGCCGCTTTTGCGGGCTTCTGGTGTAAGGCTGTCCAGCCAGGCGCATGCTTCGCCTTCGTTCTTGACGGCGGCGGGCTTCAGATAGAGACTTATCCGTCTGGTTGGTGTCGTCATTGGTTTACTCCTTGTCCATTGCGTACAAACCATTGACCAGAGCAAACTGTGGCACCCCGTCCGCGATGAAAGTCGCATTAACTCCGCAGGCTTCGCGGATAGCGGGTGCCACAATCTCCGCCCCTCCACCGACAACCATCACCCGCCCGTAACCCGAAAAACCCGCCAGCGCGCGGATCACTCGTTGTTTCAGCGTTTCTTCCTTTTCACGAATAACCGCCATCAGGCTGTCGTAATGCGCGTCATTGTGGATGTGCTGGCGCAGCCAGGCTTCATCATGGCGATGTTCGATAATGGTATTGGCGATGTGGTGACTGGTGCGCATACCGTTAGTGGCCATCACCGACAGTACGGCATCGGCCATCAGAGAAACGCCTACGTGTGGATCGCAAAACACCTGGCTGATACCTGCCAGTTGCCCCTGAACCTTTGCCACATCCAGCGTGGTTCCGCCCAAATCCACAATCAGCAGGGATTCAAACGGACTCATGTCAGCCAGTGCCTTAAAGCCAGCCGGAATGGATTCAGGCATAACCCGCACGTTACGGATAGTGAATGCTTCGCCGTTCTGGTACTCCACCGGGCGCATAACGTTCGCTTTTTTGCGGTTGATGTTGGCCATGTCCGGCTGTGCGTTTGTGTCGAAATACTCGCTCAGTGGCAGGGTGACAACCACATCCACCTCCTGTGGTGTGATGCCTGATTTGACCAGCGCGTGGTGAATGGCGATTACATTCACATCGCTGTACTGGTATTGCGTGTCGGTCGTCTGGACAAAGCGATCGCTGACCGGATCAAAACCATAGCGCACGCCATCAAGCATGTAGTTCGCAGGCTGCGAGCCACCGAACGGCGCAGACCATTCCGACTTGAAGCTGTTCGGGCTGATGGCGTTGCGGCGTTCGCCGTTCTCAGTCCATGCCAGCTTGATGTTGGTGGAGCCGTCGTCGATACAAATTTTCATGTCGATTTTCCTTATGTTGATTAATTAATCGTTTACGGGATTTTTAAATCCCTCTTTTGCCTGTTTTGTGCGCGCTTCATATATCGCGGCGCGTTTTTTGCTCATTTACGGGATTTGTGAATCCCGTTTTTGTCTGTTTTTTGTTTTCACTGGTTAGTCCACCCCGCAGCAGGTCTGCTTTGCGGCGGACGCGTTCAGTGGTTTCATTGATTCTTTGTGCGTGCTCTGCGTCACGGATGGCGCGCAGCATGTCAGAAAGCACGGTAACGGGGGGGTTCATGGTGTTCTGGTCCTGCTGAAGTGTGGATGCCAGGCGTGCTGCGGCTTCATTGTCTGATGCCCCCAGCTGTTCCAGATAACTGGCGACCGGGTTATGGCGGATCTCCGTGCTGCTTACGCCGTGATTACGGCTCAGGCGTTGCCAGAGCTGCGTGATTCGGCTGTCCGGGCGGGTATCCGGTTTGCGTACAATTTCAAATCCCTGCGGTGCAATGATGCTGCCGTCAACGTACAGACTGCCGCCCCGTAACAGGTGCTGCATCTGTTGTTCACCGATATGCAGGCCGAGAGATTCAGCAGACTCCCGCCATTCTTTAGCGAGTAATTCGTGGTTATCAGGCAAAGGCCGCTGCTGTTTGCGGCTCTGTGTCCAGCTCTGCATTTCATCACTGCTGTTTTTTGCCTGTTTGTCACGCAGCGAACGCATCAGCGCCCGGCGTTCGTGCCGTTTCAGTGAGCGCATCCATTCGTTCACTTCAACGCCGTCAGGGAGCTGCGGCCACGGTGCTGGCCGTTCTTCCGGCTGTTCTGTCCCGTTGTTGTCCGTTTCCTGTACACGGGGACAGTTATTGCCACGAGTCCAAGGGGCGGCAGGGCCGCCCTGAAGGTCAAAACCATTTTCGCGGGCGCTGTCTTCCGCTTCCGGTTTACGTCTTACCAGCTTCCAGTTATCCGGATGCGTGCACACACGGGAGGATTCCCCGATGAATGGCGACCAGATCCCGTAAATCTGTACACTCTGTTCGCCGTAATCGTTCAGCTCATCTGCGAGGTCGTAGGCTGTGCGAATCAGGTAGTCCTTGCGCGGAACAAGTACGCCACCCTGTTTTTCAATGTAGGTGGCAAAACATCCGGCATCAGCGGCAGCGAGTACCGCATCCATTGCGTCATCCTTCAGCCGTTGCGGGCCTTCCGGGTTGCGTGCCATCTGGCTGGCAAGGCGGCGGAGTTCACGCCACACCTGACGGGAGGGGATGCCAAAGAACTGGAACTGGCGGACCCGGTGAAGGCGCGCCCAGCCGATGGCGCGCTCCACGCTCTCGGCCATTGATTTACCTGTTTCGTGGTCAACGCGTGGCTTGCCCGTTTTCGGGTCGATGCCATCCACGGCGCGGCTGTCCAGGTTCTTTCCGATGTAGGTGGCGATGTAGCTGGTTGGCGTGCCTTTTGAGCCGTCGACGTACTCCGCCTTAAAGCGTGGGGTAATATCATCACCCAGCTCGTGACGATCTTCCTGAATGGCAATATCGCGGGTGTGGGACACAATGGTGTCGATTTCTTCCGGATGAGCAAAGACCATCATATGCCAGTGCACGGTGCCGTCATGGTGAGGCTCCACCGTGCGGATGCCATACCAGCGCAGGCCGTCGCGGTTCAGTTTCTTGCGGACCGCTGCAAAAAACGTGTTAACCAGGTAATCGCTGGAGTCGCGCATGGTGGCCCCGTTCCATTTGGGATTCGGATGACCGTTCTCTGTTGTGGCGTGGTATTTTGACGGGCAGGTGACAGTCAGAAACACCGCTTTGTCGCCACGGGCTTCGGCCAGAAGTTCCAGCCCCTTCATGGTGGCCATCATTTCTGCCTTACGGTGAACCGGGTTACTTACTCCCGCGTAATACACTGTCTCGAGATCAATCGTGAACCCGTCTTCGTTTTCCAGCATGAAACTTTTCAGGAAATCGCGTGTTTTCTCGCGCTGTGCGCGAAACTCGCTTAACGCGTCCTGGCTCAGATAGGGTGATGTTTTTCTGGAAACCAGACAGGCGGCGCGGAGTTGTTCTTCTCTCCACTCGCAACGTAACAGCCACAGTTTGCGTTTCCACCATTCCGCACAGGTCAGGCGAAGGATTGCGCCCGGCAGCAGCTCCGTGTCCGGTTCGTTCCTCCGGTCTTTATCTGTTGTCAGTGCGTCATAATGTGGAGGCATGATGTGCAGGTGTAACGCCATGCGGGCCAGCATCTGATACGCCTTCAGCGTTACATCCATGGTCAGTTCGCCATCGGTCGCGCCAAAGCCATCGCAGAGTTTTTCGAAGGTGCTGCTGAACATCGCCGCCGTCATGGTGGCCAGCGTCTGTATCTGGTGTTTGTTGAGCTGCGGCAGGTAAAGCAAATCGTCCAGGCGTTCGCGTCCGGCAAGGGAGCGATAACCCGGTGTCAGCCAGTGTCCGTCAGTGCGATCCAGACGTTCGAATATTTTGCGCAGGGTTCCGCGTGCATAGCGTTCCGCCTGCCAGCTCTTTTTGCCTTTCCGGCGATCGGCTTCCTGTTTTTTGCGCAGGAAGGAGAGGTGGCGAATAAGCGGATCGCGCAGATAGGACGGCAGCAGGCGCAGCGAGGCCATGGCTTCATCCACCGCGCCGCGTGCCTGTTTTCTGGCGTCTCCTGCCAGTGTGATGGTTTTGTCCTGTTTTTCCTGTGCGTCCAGGCTTTTATTAATCAGGTTGCCCAGTGGCGTGGCGGAGAAGGCCGCATCAGCCATTTCCTGGCGGCGCTCGTTCTCTACCCGGTAGGCATCCAGCCAGGAGGAAAGCGCGGATTCAGGAGCGGGGATCCCCGTTCCTTCACGCCCCACTGCGTGGCGCGGTTGTTGCCAGTCCCTGATGTACTCTGCCGTCATAGTGATTTACTTCGTCATGCCATTCAGGGTGTCGCGGCAGACTGTAGCCAGCCGCTGAATTTCCAGCACGGTGTCTTCTGTGTCGGCATGGCGATGTGTGATGCGGATGCTGTCGGCAATCACATCGACGATTGCAGAGGATGGGCGCTGGTAAATGCCAATAACGGACGGGGTGCCACCTTCAATGCGGTAAAGCCTGTAATTTCCCTCGTGGCTGTCAATCATGTAGCGACCATCAATAACAATCTTTCCGTCAGCGAGCTGCGGTACAGGCAGGGATTTCAGGTACATGTCATAACGATCACGCACGCGAGCGGCAAGATCACGCTCTGTGTTGAGCAGGTATTCAAGAAAGTCGTTGGCGAGAATCATTGCGGCAATCCTCTTGTTACAGATGTGCGAAGGCCTCCCGCCGCAAGGTGCAGGAAAGGCCCGGGACAGGAATTAATGGAGTTTGTTTTGCTGCCGGATGAGCTGCTGAAGCCCGACGTGGTTTCCGGCAGTTGGAGGTGCTCATGCTCTGATTTCCCTCAGTAGCTGGTTGAACATCTGGGTTAGTGGGTTGCTACACCCAAACGGCATCAGGTTTACCTGATAAGAAAAGCGACCGCCTGTTTTGCGCTCTTTTCTTGTGACTAAATCGCTGCGCCAGAGACGGCGTAGCTCCGCATTAATGGTTGTGGTTGGTGTATTCAGTGCTGCGGCGATTTCTCCACTGCTACAACCCGGATTGGCAGCGATGTAGTCCAGAATGGTCATCTGCGTGACTCCTGTACCTGTCTGATAAGATTCACCTGCACCACGTTGGTGGCGCAGAAGTAAGTGCCGTCAGTGAGATAGATGTGATGTGCATCCTTTTCTGAACGGTGTTTGTCGATTGTGGTAATCAGGCGTTCGTCAACTTCGTATTCACGTCCTCTGGAGGTGAAACGAACGACAGGAAAATGCTTAATTGCCATTACGCCTCCTTGGCGTGTGCGAATACCTCCGCGAATGCGGATTGTTTTCACATTTTCTTATTTAACCTGGGGTCTTATTTGCGCGGTTATTCTTCAGTGAAAAAGCGTTCAATCTTTTTTACTGAATTAATAATTCGCATAATCCCAATGGCGCAGACCACCGAAATAATCAGAACAAGCCATGAAATAAATATACTCATGCGATATTTCCCAGCTTATACGGTTCAATATGTTCCCCGCATTCTGCGGCACAGATCAGCTCGGAAAGTTCGTTAAGTGCATCCAGATCATCAGCGTAAAAAGCCACGTCATACAGACTTCGGATTGCTCTGGTCAATGAGTCACGGGCCGCACGTTCAGCATGAGCGCCTGATGCACTTAAGCGAAAATAAAAACGCTCAAGTGCTTTGTTAATGAGAGTTTTATATTCTTTGCCCATCACAACGCCCTTTAATCTGCTTTCTGTATTTCAGCCTCTGAATCCATACAAATAATTTCGATATAGGGTTCATCGCCATTAACCTGGCGTGCCTTTTCAGCTTCGCTGATGATTTCTCGTACGGTCTGGTACGGAAGTTCCACAAGCAGTCGCGTGCCGTTCAGATAAACGTAAGTGGCTTCGTCGGCTCCGTTTTTACCCGCCGGAGTCACTCCGTCAATAGCGGATGCACGTAATAACAGTTCACCGCGAAAATCAATAAAACGGATAAATACACCTTGTGCATGGTCTTTGGTCATAAAGCACCTGTTATAAATCAGCCTGTTTAATAAAACTTTGCCCGCGAAGCAGACGATCAACCGTGCGAAGTGCTTCGTATAATGTGAAATCCTGCCCGAACTGATTGTCGCCACAGCTCAGTGCAAAAATGCGGTTTCCGGTAAACGGATTGCGTGGGCATTTGTGGATCACGATTCCAGCTTTCTCAATCAGCCAGGCGTGCTCGCCGATTTGTTTTACTGGGTAGCCATCCGGCGTTGCGTGTGTATCACTCAGGCTGTAGCGGATGTTGCTGCGTGATGCACTGGTAGTGAAACGGTTAGCGTGGCGTTCTGTTCCGGTACAAAAATTACGGCGTTGCTTCAGCATAAAATGACACCTCGTTATTTTGTCATCTGCACGTATTTCTCTGCGTTTCTGATGGTTTTCAGGAAAATTGCGAAGAGATTTACTTTGCGTTTTGTGTTTCTTCCTTCTTGAGTAACGGGAATTACCGATCTATCAGCCTGCCTTCTTACAGCGAGAATGCTTTGATTTGTGCGTTTCGCATAATCCTCTAGGCTTTCTTCAAGTACCGGTAGCCCATGTTCATTACGGTATGGGTAGAACGCCGCCAAACGCTCAAAATCCGCTTGTTCGTATGTGTTAAGGACTTTTGCCATGGTGTGATAACCTATTCAATCTGGTGCTATTTGTGGCTCTTTGTAGCGTCAAGTGGTACTCAACTGATAACCAATATAGTATTCAGGTGCACACCATGTCAATAGAGATATCAAAGAAGCTAAAAGCAATTCGAGAATCTGAGGGGCTTAGTCAGGCAAAGTTCGCGGATTCAATAGGTATTGCGGTTGGTACGGTTAAGCAATACGAGACTGGTATTCGAGGTGTGGGAACGGAGGTTTTACTGAAAATCACAATGCACCCGGAATTTAAAAAATACACTACGTGGTTGATGAGTAACGAAACAAATGAGGCTGCTGGGCAGATCAGTCCTTCTCTCTCCCCTGATGGGCCAGAAAACACATCGTCTTCTCAAAAATCCCGCAAGACTGGCACACAGCCCGGCTAATCATGGAACGCTGGGGGCATGGTGGTCTTGTAACGCTGGGGCTTCACGAATGAGCATAAAATCAATTCCGGGAGGGTATCTTCTTGACATGCGTCCTGAGGGGCGTAAAGGCAAACGCATTCGCAAAAAATTTAAAACGAAATCGGATGCAGTTTTATATGAGCGGTGGGTGCTGGCGCAACAGCATAACAATGAGTGGAAAGGAAACTCCATTGATCGCCGTCCGCTGTCAGTGCTTATTGACTTGTGGTGGAAATACCACGGCCAGCTAATGAAGTCAGGGCATAACACGCGCCTTAAATTGCTGCGCTTGAGTGAGGCAATGGATGACCCGTGCGTGCATAAACTTAATACAACGATGCTCACCGAGCTACGTGTGTCCAGGATAGAGCAGGGGATACAGCCCAGCACCATAAATCGAGAGATTGGGGCGTTAAGCGCGATGTTTACCGCACTCATCTCATCCGGCCATTTTCTTAACGATAACCCCGTTCAAGGCCTTAAAGGAATGAAGGTTAACGAGCGTGAAATGGGATATCTGAGTAAGTCTGAATGTGTTCAGTTGCTGGATGCACTGGCTGAAAATCCCGATGAACGGCTGGCCGTCGAAATCCTTCTGTCGACCGGGGCGCGATGGGGCGAGGTAGCGGCACTGGAGCAGCGCCGTGTTCTTCATTGTCGAATCACTTTTTCAAAAACGAAGAACAGCAAAAACCGTACCGTTCCTATTTCTGAAAGCCTGTTTGAAAAGATCAAAAAACGGGGCGGGAAACTGGTGTTTCCGACGCTGGATTATCCATTGGTTCGCGATGTCATCAAAACGGTCGCACCTGATGTTCCTGACGGCCAGGCTGTTCATGCGCTGCGCCACACCTTCGCCAGTCATTTCATGATGAACGGCGGCAATATTCTGACGCTCCAGAAAATTCTGGGGCACGCAAAGATTCAGACAACGATGATTTATGCCCATCTTGCGCCGGATTACTTGCAGGATGCGGTGAGATTTAATCCTATTGCTGGGTAAGGAGGATGTTGTGGAAAAAACAGTTAATAGCGATTTGCATTTAGGTCAGTACTGGAGAATAGATATTGTATGCGATCCAGAACTTCGAGATGAGGTTGAGCAATATTTTTCTCTACACGATGTTGGTTTTAGCAAAATTGAAGTTTTTTCCGTCGAAAATCCATATAAACTTGCTCTGTTCTTTGATTTCGCGAAGAAGGGTGTGGAGGTTGCAAAAGCCATTATGGGACTCTTAAACCGAAATGATATTGAAATAACGATGTATCGTGCTACGGACAGTAGCCCGCAGTCTGTAAAAAGTATCAAATTGCGTAAGTCTGAAGACGTAGAGAAATGTAAAGATTTGCTTAGTACGTGTGTCGCAATTGGCGTTCAACGAAATAAGGAAAAAGAGGGGAACGAATGATCCACAAAGTGACCACACCCCTGTTATTTGTTGTGGTTGGCTGTGTTTTTGTGTGTCTGTAAGTCTTTGATAATTATCTAACTTGTTGATTTTTGTTTGTGTTTATGGCCGCTCTGCGGCCTTTTTTCTTTTCACTGTCGAAGAGTCACCGTAAAATCAACGCCATGACACTTCAGCAGAACGGATACC